GTCTGGGATTTATATAGAAGTGTTGTACGGTTAGCATATCGGTCTCGTAAAGAGACGGATTTTGTTTATGCTATGCGGATTGTGGGAGTGTTGTCCTACAACGTATATCACCGCGAAGTAGGTAAATTGTTAGATTACCTAAAAGACTTTATGCGGAAGGCTAAGATTAACAACATGGATCGGGAGATAGTCTGGAGAACAGTACGTGAAATGCCAACTTTTTACGTGAGACCTGAGTGTTCAAGAAGTGCTGTGGGTGGGTCAAATTTGAGTTACAGACTCGACATGGCAAAGCCTCGAAAAATTGGTCCGTTGACAGAGAAGCAAGCTGCTCGCAAAGCGAGGAAGGCAAACAAACGCCGGCAGGCCAGGGGACCTGCAAAGCCAAATGGAAGGAAAGCTCGCAATCCAAAGAATAAGACAGCTGCAGCCTATAAGTTGTACATGTGCGAGAAGATGTTTTTGCGCGCTTTAGCAAACCCCTTCGAAGCGGATATTTCGGGTGAGGTTTGCTTTCCTGCATTCCCCGCTAGAAAGTCCATGAAGTACGTGAACACTTGGTCTGGAGATGTCGCAATTGGATTGAATGGGTATGGTTACATTATGTTTGATGTGACAAGTGTCAATGATACTAACGCCATTTGGTATACTGATGCGACATGGAATGGACCTGGATTGTTGTATAATAAGACTGAAGTTGGTGTTAATCCTGGTAATTACACGGGACCAGTGACAACTTCAGCTTTGACTGCTGGAGGGGAAAATTCTGGCGTTAATCAAGCGCGAGTCGTGGTAGCGGGGGTTCGCCATAAGTACATTGGCACAGTGCTGAATCAGGGTGGAAATAGTTCCATGACACATCAGCCTGATCAAGCAACCCTAACTGGCGCGTCCTATGGGAACGCATTCAATGTGGCGGTGTCAAAGATACTGCCGGTGTCACAGAGGATGCAAACCAGCACTGTGCCGCCTATGCACGATGAGGATTTGGAATGGTCAGATGCAAATGTACTGTTCCCTTGGTCGAACTCGAGTACGGGTGTTCCGAGTACGACAACGGCCAATCCTTTCAATGCGTTGACTTTCCAAGGAACGCCTGGCAATCGATATTTCGTGGAGTTGATTGTTCACTGTGAGATTGCTGGTGGAGCATTCAACAGAATGGGATCAATGTCGCATGTTGGCCGACCACCAGTGATACAATCAGCCCAAGCTGCAGCAGCGTCCGTGGCTTATGGCTTACCCGATCAGGGTAAGACCTATGGACAAGCGTTCTCTGATGCTTTTAAGAGTGTGGCAGAGGGAACGGATGCTAAGCAAGCGGCTGGATTCGTTAGATGGATTGTGGACACAGCATCCGGGTACTACTCTCGTCCAGGGAGTATGGATGACATTGGGTTGACGCGATTGACCCTTTGATGACTTTGTGTGGTGTTTTTCTTTTTCACCGTACAAAGAAGAAACTCTGAAATTGTGAACTAATTTGAAGCATGAGAGCGAAGTACGAGCTTGTTTCCCGAACGTTGAACGTGAAGAAACTAGTATCGGAAGTGATTGTGTGGATTTGTTTGAGCACTGACCACGAAAGTGCTGGTGTGAGTCCAGTTATAAAAAGAAGTGTTTTCAGAGTTCATAAACTGAAAATGTGGATGACCTAGTCGCCTTATAAAACCTACGGGAATGAAGGCTATAAGTATGGAGGATCTACAAAAAAAAAAAAAAAA